AATGAAATAAATAAAATGAAATGGAAGCAATTACCTGAAAATTTTAATAATACAGTCAGTTTCGTTTCATTAGGTTGTGCATCTGGTTTGCTAAATCCTAAATTAATTTGCATTCATGTAAATGAAAAAGGGTTTATTGAAAGTTCAGATAACTCAAGAATAATTCATTGTAAAGTTGAAAACATCCCGGTAAAAACATTTTTAATTCCGGGTAATTCTGCTGAACTTGTTATAAAATATAAACCTGTAAAAATAGCACAGGAAGTTGATTGGGTTCACTTTAAAAATGAAGAAGGCACAATTATTTCATGCCGTACTTTTAATGACACTTTTGTAGATACTTCACAATTTTTAAATTTAAAAAGCAAAAACAAAATTGAATTTCCAACAAACATAAATGACATTCTTGAAAATGCTATTGTGTTTGTAAAAAAGGAAAGTTCTTTTGGTGAATTTGTAAATATTCATATAGAAAATAATCAAATTATTGTAAGCAGTAAAACTGATTTTGCATGGTTTGAACAAAAACAAAGGATTAAATATTCCGGAGATAAAGTACAGTTTTTAATAAAACCTAATTTATTAAAAGATATTCTGACAAAAACAAATATTTGTTATTTGTTGGATAAAATGCTTTTGTTTAAAGGTGAAGATTGGTTGTACTTAACAACGATAGTCGTATGACAGGTTTTTTTACAAAACAGGAAACAAAATCTGCTGAATTTTCAGGAGGCAAATTAAAAACCTGCTATTCCTGTGGTTTGTACAAAAATTGTATAACTCCAAAGATATTGCCTTGCGGGGATTATAAGAAACAAATCCTTAATATTGGTGAAATGCCTGATGAAATCTCAGACAACGCCGGTACACCATTTCAGGGTAAAACAGGAAGATTGTTACAGCGTACATATAAAAATTTAGGAATTGATTTATTTGAGGATTGTATAAATACTTATGCGGTAAATTGTAGACCAATAATAGAAAAAGACAAAACAAGAATACCAACTATTAAAGAAATTGAATGTTGCAAAAGACGTTTATATTCTTTAATTAAGGAATACAAACCAAAATTAATTATGGTTTTAGGAAATGTCTCTTTACAATCTCTATTAATGGATCGTTGGATGGGTTCTGTTAATACAATAAATGAATGGCGTGGTTTTACTATACCTGATCAGGAATTTAAAACATGGATTTGTCCTGTATTTAGTCCTGAATTTGTTAATACAGTTAAAGATGAAACAACAGCACAATTAATTTGGGAAAGAGATTTGAGGGTAGCTTTTAGTAAATTAACAGAAGATTTTCCTGTATATGTTGAACCTAAAATTACATATCTTGAAGATATTTCTAAATTAGATAAAATTATAAAAAATAACCAGATTATTAGTTTTGATTATGAAACAACCGGAATAAAACCACATGCAAAAGGACATAAAATAGTTTGTTGTTCTATTGCAATGAATGAAAATGAAGTATATGTATTTGAAATTCCAAAAGACAAAGAAAAACAAATTCATTTAATTAAAATATTAAAGAATAACAGAATTTTAAAAATGGCTCATAATTGTAAATTTGAAGAAAATTGGAGTTATGAAATATTAGGGACACACGTAAGGGGGTGGCATTGGGACAGTATGCTTGCAGCACATATTCTTGATAATCGTCCCGGTATTACCGGATTAAAATTTCAAACTTACGTAAACTTTGGAATTGTAAATTACAATATGAATATTTCACAATATTTAGAAGCAAAAGGTTCCAATGATATTAATAAAATAGAAACATTATTAAGTAATAACAGGGATAAACATGAATTAATGAAGTATTGTGCTTTGGACAGTATTCACCAGTATAGATTAGCTATAAAACAAATGCGTGAAATAGAATGCAAATCTTTACCTTTTTGATATATGGAATATAAAAAATTCTTAAATAAAAAACAATTATTACTTCAATCATCCGGTTTTGAACCTCAATTAAAAATGAATCCATATTTATTTGATTGGCAATCGGATATTGTGAAATGGGCTTTACGTAAAGGAAAAGCATGTTTATTTGAAGATTGTGGTTTAGGTAAAACCCTTAAACAATTAGAATGGGCAAGACACGTTAATCACAAAACAAATAAACCAGTAATTATATTTGCTCCATTGGCTATATCAAACCAAACAAAATTAGAAGGTAAAAAATTTGGTATTTCTGTTAATATTTGTGAAAATCAATCTGATATTATTAATGGAATAAATATAACTAATTATGAAAAAATACATAAATATAATGCATCTGTTTTTGGTGGAATAGTGTTAGATGAAAGTAGTATTTTGAAAAATTTAAGTGGTTATTATAGAAATTTAATTATTGATAATTTTAGATTTACACCATATAAATTAGCTTGTACAGCAACACCTTCTCCAAACGATTTTGTAGAACTTGGAAATCATAGTGAATTTATAGGAGCTTTAACATATTCTGAAATGTTAGCTATGTTTTTTATAAATGATGGTAAAGATGGAAATCAATGGAGATTAAAAAAATATGCAAAGGAAAAAGAATTTTGGAAGTGGGTGTGCAGTTGGGCTATTATGTTATCCACACCTTCTGATTTTGGTTATGACGATAATGGTTTTATTTTACCTTCACTTAAATACCATGAAATAATACTTCCATCAAAAAATAAAAATAAAAATGAATTATTTGTAAATGTTGCACAAACTTTATTAGATCGTAGAAAAGCACGTAAAGAATCAATTCAAACCAGATGTGAAAAAGCAGCAGAAATAGTAAATCAAACAAATGGTCAATGGTTAGTCTGGTGTGGATTAAATGCAGAAAGTGAATTATTGTCAAAAATAATAGAAGAATCTGTTGAAATAACAGGGTCACAAGATCAAAAATTTAGGATTACAAAAATGTTGAATTTTGCTAAAGGTAAAATTAAATGCTTGGTGACAAAACCAAAAATAGCCGGATTTGGAATGAATTGGCAAAATTGCAATAAAATGATTTTTGTAGGATTGTCTGATAGTTGGGAACAATTATACCAGGCGACAAGACGTGTGTGGAGATTTGGACAAACACAACCAGTAGATGTTTATATTATCATTGATGAAAGAGAAGGTAAAGTACTACAAAACATACAAAGAAAAGACAGGCAAGCTAAACATATGATAAAATCTATGGTTGAAAATACAGCAATGATAAGTATTAAAGAATTAAAACAAGAGAAAATACAGGATAAAAATAAAAATGAATTACAAATAATACTACCATTATGGATACAGGAAAATTAATCAGAGAAATTGAATTAAAACAAATGGAGTTAAAAAAACTCCAAAATAAATTATTTTTAAAAGAACGTGAACAATTTAGTAATACGGTTTTAAATCAAAAAATTACTGACAGATGGAGTATGTATCAGGGAGATTGTGTTGAAGTTATTAAAAATTTACCTGATGAATCTATTCATTATAGTATATTTTCCCCTCCATTTTTAAGTTTGTATGTGTATTCAGATGATTACAGAGATATGGGGAATAGTAAAACTGATAAAGATTTTTATACCCATTTTGAATATATTATACCTGAATTATTACGTGTAATTAAACCGGGGAGATTGGTAACTATTCATTGTTCTGTTATTAATAAAAGTATTCAAAATGATGGAATAATGGGATTAAAGGATTTACCTGGTTCTATTGTTTATTTATTTGAAAAACATGGTTGGGTATATCATTCAAAGGTTATGGTTTGGAAAGATCCTTTAATTCAGGCCGTACGTACAAAATCCTTATCATTAGCTCATAAACAAATCATAAAAGATTCAACAAGATGTGGAGTTGGTTTTGGTGATGAATTATTAACTTTCCGTAAACCAGGATTAAATTCTGAACCGGTAGCACACGGAAGAGGATTTGAACAATATATTGGTGAAATGCCTGAACCAGTTGAAAATAAAAATGATGATCCGAAAATAAACAAATATTCACACAATGTTTGGCAAAGATATGCCAGCCCTGTATGGTTTGATATTAATCAGGGAAATACTTTAAATGTTAGAATTGGCAGAGATAAAAAAGATGAAAAACATATTTGCCCCCTTCAATTAACAGTTATATCACGTTGTCTTGAAATGTGGACAAATGAAAACGACATTGTTTTAAGTCCTTTTGCCGGGATTGGTAGTGAAGGTTATGAATCATTGTTAAGAAATCGTAGATTTATTGGAGTGGAATTAAAAGATTCATATTATATACAGGCATTGAAAAATTTAAAAGCAGCAGAAAAAAATACTAAACCAATATTTTAATATGGATATTTCTGATTCAAATAAATTATTTCTTGATGGGATTTTAGCTTTGTCACGAATGGAACAACAAGGATTCCGTATAGATTTAGATTATGTTTTTGCAAAAAAAGATGAAATTACAAAACAAATATCTGAACTTGAACAAATTTTTGTAAAAAGTAAATTTTACAAAGAATGGAAACAAAGTGTTAAAAAACAGGTTAATATTTATAGTCCTACACAATTAAGTCATTTTATTTATACTGTAAAAAAATTAAGAATAAACAAAGAAACAATTACAGGACAAGGATCAACAGATGAAGAAACTTTAAAACAATTAGGAATACCTGAACTTGAAACATTATTGCAAATAAAGAAATTAAAGAAGATTCGTGATACTTATCTTGAAGGGTTTATAACTGAACAAGTTAATGGTTATATTCATCCTGTTTATGATTTACATTTAGTTCGCACTTTCAGAGGTTCTTGCAGAAATCCAAATTTTCAGAACATACCCAAAAGAGATAAAGAGGCAATGGATATTTGTCGAAAAGCAATATTTCCAAGACCAGGACACCAACTAATGGAAGTAGATTTTAAACAACTTGAAGTAAGAATAGCAGGGTGTTATTGTAAAGATCAAAAATTAATTGATGATATTTTAACAGGAGACATGCACCGTGATATGGCTGTTGAATTATTTCAATTTGAATTTAATAAAGAAGAATCTTCACATAAAGTATTGCGTAGTGCAACAAAAAATGGATTTGTATTTCCTCAGTTTTATGGTGATTATTATAAAAATTGTGCTGTAAATCTTGCATCAAATTGGGGTAAATTACCAAAAACAGGATATTGGAAAAAAGGAATGGGTATTGAATTTGAAAACAGACGTTTATCTGATTTAATGATAGAAAATGGATTTAAAAATTTAGATAGTTTTACAAATCATGTAAAAAATATTGAATATATATTTTGGAAAAAACGTTATTATAAGTATGATTTATGGCGTACTAAATGGTATGAAGAATATTTAAAAACAGGTGAATTTACTTCAAAAACAGGTTTTATTTATTCTGGTTTAATGAAAAGGAATGACGTAATAAATTATCCGGTGCAGGGTTCTGCATTTCATTGTTTACTTTGGAGTATAATCGAAATCACAAAAGCACAAAAATCTGAACATTGGGATACAAAATTAATAGGACAAATTCATGATGCCGTAATTCTTGATGTAAATCCAAAAGAATTAAAACACGTAATTAATGTAGTAAAATGTATTATGTGCCATGATATTCAAAAAAGTTGGGACTGGATTATAATTCCGCTTGATGTGGATATTGAAATAAGTGACGTTGATAAAAGCTGGGCAGAAAAACATAGTCTATGAAAAGAATAAGAAAAAATACTGATCCTTTTATTGAGGCAAATAAAGGAAAATCTACTTTTGAAATATTAAATGAATTTTTAGAAGGTCGTGAAAAGTATGTACAAAATGATAAAAGTGGAACATATAAAAATTTAATTGTAAAAGAAGTAGTGTTGTGTGAACTTAATTTATATAAAAATATATTAAAAAGAATAAAAGGTAACAGTACCGGAATAAACAATTTAAAAATTTAAAAAATGGAAACTTTAAATGTAAAATCAAAAAATGAAATTGATGTAGTAAATCAGGAAGCATGGAATGTTTTAAAAAGAGATTTGATTTCTACTATTAACAAAAACGTAGCTAAAGGAAAAACTAAATTTGATGCAATTCTTGGAATAGAAGTATTTTTTGAAAAATTTAAAGAACAGAGTTTTCAAGTATTTTTTAATTTAGTATCTGCTCCTACTAAAAGTGCTGAACAATTAGTAATACTTGAATCTGCAAATAATCTTGCTGAATTTATTTTTATTACTGTTACAATGAACTTAGTAAGAGAAAGAATAGAAGGTAAAGGTGAAGAATTTTTAAAAGGTTTATTATAATGAGTTTATATTTAAAATATCGTCCGGATGAATTTAGTAAAATAAAAGGAAACAAGGAAATTGTTTTAGCTTTAAAAGGAATGTTAAAGGACAAAACAACTTTTCCACATGCTTTTTTATTTTATGGTTCTACTGGTTGCGGAAAGACTTCTTTGGCCCGTATTGTAGCTAAAGAATTAGGTTGTGCTGAAAACAATGTTATTGAAATTGATACAGCACAATTCAGAGGAATTGACACAGTACGTGATTTAAGGAAAAACGTAATGTTTACACCATTGGGTGGGGGTATTAGGGTTTATATATTGGATGAAATTCATAAAGCTACCGGGGATGCTCAAAATGCTTTATTAAAAATACTTGAAGATACACCTAATCATGTTTATTTTATTTTATGTACAACTGATCCACAGTCATTATTACCAACTGTAAAAGGACGTTGTAGTCAGTTTCAGGTACAGTTATTAAATGATGATGAAATGCAAGAATTATTACAGGAAATAACTGAAAAAGAAGGTGAAAAATTAGAACAGGAAATTTATGACACTATTATTGTTGACGCACAGGGGCATCCACGTAATGCTTTAACTGTTCTTGAACAGGTATTAAGAACACCTGCAAAAAGGCGTTTGGCAATAGCTCAAAAAACAGCAGAAGAACAAAGTGAAAGTATAGCATTGTGCAGGGCTTTGATTAAACGTGAAAGCTGGAATAAGATTAGTACAATTTTAAGAGGATTAAAAGGGCAGGAACCAGAAAGTATTCGCAGAGTTGTAATTGGTTATGCTTCAAGTGTGTTGTTAAATAAGGATGATTCAATAGCTGGTCTAATACTTGAATGTTTTAATGAACCATTCTACAATACCGGGTTTCCGGGTTTAATATTTGCTTGTTATCAAATTTGTAAAAATTAATTAAAAATGGAAGAATCAAAAAATGACAAAGTATGGGTGACTATTTCAAGAACAATAAATCTTGGAAATTACGAAAATGTAAAAATTGATTGCGGCATGTCACAAACAATTAATGAAGGAGAGGCTCCTATTAATCTGATTGAAAATATTCAGAATGAATTAAGTGCAAATTTATTAAGTTTCACTAAAAAAACAAAAGAAAAAAATGAATTACGTAAAAGATATACAGATTGATGAAAATTCGTTAGATATTGAATGGTTGGAACAAGCCCAGCTTGCAGTAAAATATGCTCAATATTGGAATGAATGTAATACTGAATTGATACGTGCAGAAGAAAATGTAAAAGTTGTAACTGCTGAGTTAATTGCTAAAGTAAATGAAGACCCCGATGAATGCTTGGGTATAGGAATAAAACCTACTGTTGCAAACATAGAATCATTTTATAGAAACCATCCTGATCATAAAGCTGCAAAAGAACGGTGGATTGTTGCTATGTCAAAGAAAAATGATGCTGAAATTATTAAAAATGAAATTGCTTTTACACGTAAAACAGCACTTGAAAATCTTGTACAGTTACACGGTCAACAATATTTTGCAGGGCCTAAAGTACCCCGTAATTTATCTAATGAAAGATTAAAATTTAGTGAACGTCAAGAAAACAATAAAAGAATAAGAAAAATTTAACCATTAATTTTTAGTAATTATGAAAGAAAAATTTAGTTTTAAAGGTAAAATGAAAAAGAACGCTGAATCCCGCAAAAAAGGATTTAGTTATGGCTACTTAAATATTCCAAAAGGAATTGAAATGTTTTCAGTTACAGCTCCCAGTAATATTGTAATGGATATTATACCTTATCTTGTAACAGATAAAAACCATCCTGATAAAGATACTGAAGCTGAAATTGCAGTTGAAGGGTCATATTGGTATAAACGTCCATACAAAATTCATAGAAGTATTGGTGTAAACAATGCTACTATTATATGCCCTACTTCAATAGGAAAGAAATGCCCTGTGTGTGAATACAAAGAAAAATTACTTAAATCCGGTAAAGAATATGATGATGAAGATGTAAAGGTGTTGCGTACAAGTGAACGCAATTTGAATGCTGTAATTGTTAAATCTTTAAAAGTTGGCAAAAAGACAGAACATTTTGAAGATAATAAGATTTCTCTATTTGATTTTTCTGATTATTTATTTCAGGAAAAATTAGAGGAACAATTATCTGATAAAGATGAATTTGAAACATTCTTGTCTTTAAGTGAAGGGTATTCACTTGAAGTACGTTTTGCAGAAGCTTCTTTAGGAGCAAATAAATACCCTGAAGCTACACGATTTGATTTTGTAGAACGTGACAAACCATATAAAGACAAAATACTTGAAATGGTTCCAAATCTTGATGAATGTCTTAATGTTTTACCATATAATGAAATAAAAGATATGTTTTTTGAGTCTATTACTGATGATAATGACAATGATGAAGATGAAGATGAGGAAGAAGAAGAAAGACCAAAAAAATCAAATTCAAAGAAAAATAATAAAGGAAAGCGTGTAGTAGAAGAAGAAGATGAGGATGAAGAAGAAGATGATGAGGATGAAGAAGAGGATGAAAAACCTGTTCAAAGAAAGAGAAAAACAAATGTAAATCAATGTCCTAATGATCATACTTTTGGAAAAGATACTGATAAATTTGAAGATTGTGAGGATTGTGAATTATGGAATGATTGTTATGCAGCCAAACGAAAAAATAAGAAGGCATGAATAAAACGCTAAAAAGAAGGACTATTCTGAAAAAAGTTGCAAAAGAACAAAAAAGGGAAGCTACTTTCTTGGGGTTATATATCTCAAAGGAAGTAGCATCCTTCCTTTCACTTTACAGTTTAGCCAAAGGTATTACAAAAACTACTATTGTGACTGATGAAATTAATCGGTGGCGTAGTGAACGATTACGTGACAGTACAGATGAAGAATTAATTGATGAACTTGTAAAACGTTCAATACAGGCATATCGTAAAATGAGAAAAAATAAGCCAATGTTTTTTCCTTTTTGTGGATT